TGCTGGTTCCCAATGAGATGATTAGATGCATCCGCATTAAAGTATCGTTAATATTAATGGCGCAAAAAGTACGTTTTTACGTGGTTTTTCGGTATATTTGTGACTTTACTGTGTCTAATAGGATAGTATAACAAGGTAGAAAATGACATAAAATCAGGCGGGCCCGGTCACATGATATACTCTCCCTGATTTGACAGTATTTTTATTTCACTGTCTCCTCAAGAGGGAGCATATCAAATCTGGTACCCGCCTCGTTGCATTTTAGTTTGACCGTGGACATGGACGCCCATTCCATCTTCCGTCCTCAAATCCTACGTTATAACCATCATTAAAACCTTCCCTGTAAGCCCAGCGCCGTTCGTTAGCACAAGGGTCCCAATTGTTGCCCCAATTTTCGCACCAATTGTTTCCTTCACCAGCATTGCACCACCATGGACAGCAGCAGCCACAACAGCAACCACAACTATTACTACAGCATTTGCAACGACATCTACATCTACAGCAACACATTTATTTTTCCTCCTTCTAATATAGTTTGTACTATATTATATGGGACGGATAGACAAGGTGTTACTTCTGATATATTCCTACAGTAAAATATTTCAATATATTTACCAATTCATATTTTATTCATAATTATCTGTTATATTGACTATGTATAGAGACATCAGTGTTTTTTCATACACCTTTTCAAGGGGCTGGCATGAAACTGCCGGCCCCTCTTCTTCAGAACAGGCGTATCCAATCATTTGGCTCCTCCCTTACTCTCCGTCTTCCGCCTCCCCTATCCTGATGGCTAAATCCAAAACAGTAGCGGCTGTCTCGTCACTGATGAAATGAATATGATTCATCATAATATCATTTATAAGCAATCTCATTTCACAAAACATGTCCTCTGCCGCCTTGGCAGACTGATATTGTACATAAGCTCCTTCAATCATAACTTTATACCTCCCCACCGTTTATATATATATAAACGCTTTTTTCGGTATTTTTCTCCATACATTTTTTACTTGTGACAAATTCAGTAAGCATGTGGCTGTGAACAACAGTTCAATTTTCCATTGACATTGAGGTGTTTTTCGTTACTAATAACAAAAGGCGCCATTATGGCGCCTTCTCTATATACTGTCCTTCCTTCTTTGACTAGTCCAAAATTTTTCCAGTTAAGAATTAAACCTGCTACTTTTTTGTCACAGAAATCACAGTTCCAGTGAATGCTTCTGTTTCTTCCAGTTTTCCTGTATAAACAACAGAAACCGTATCCCCTTCTTTGACAGAAGATAATCCTTCTGGTTTTTCTCCTTCAAAGCTAAGAACATAATCCACTCCATCCCCATCGGTGATAACAAACATAAAATCCTTAATGTCACTGATAGTACCTGTAAGAGTGGATTCTTCTTCAGTCATTCTATTTTCACCGCTTTTAGTGGAAGACACATCAAACGTACTTTCCGCTATCGAAGTGCTAACTATCTGTGTAGGCGCTGCGGAAGACACTTCACCTTTCTGCGCGGAACATCCCGCAACCAACATCAAAGTTACACAAGTAGCTACAAATACATTTCTTTTCTTCATTATCAAATCCTCCTTTTTATAATTTCATAATATTAGACGTATTGTATTTCAAAAAAGTTGCAGATTTTAAAAAATTTTTTTAAGTTATCTTTTTATTTTTCCTATTCATACTTTGTCTATATTTAGTCGATATAATATTTTCGTAGATGTCACCATCTATGCCCCCGAATATTTTGTACATGGATGGGTCTGGTCCTATGGACTAGACCCATCTCCTCTGTTATCCCCATCCTTATCTGGCATCAGTGTCACCACTCGAACACGTACCGTCGATTTACCATGTCGTATTCTTCTGCAATCCGGAGCACACCCCTGGCATCCGTAATCATGCACTTGCCCTCGTCGCTGCCCTTGACTGGACAAAGCAGGAAGGCCTCGCCGGCGGGGTCCACCTGGTAGCCGGTCAGCATGTAGCCCTCGGAATCGAACAGATACCAACCACAAGTGCCGTCCGTGGCCTCCCGGAGCCAGTACCAGCCATTGGCCGCATAGCTGCCGTCTGTAAACTGATACCACCAGCGCTGGCCGTCTGCGGCCGGCTGAAAGCCCTGGGTGTATGTCACTGGGACCGGGGTATAATCAATATCCCTCAGTTTAAGCACCTTCTGCCAGGGCGTGGCCGCTACTCTGGACTTGATAGTCCCGTAGTTGATGCCCTTGGCCTCAATACACCAACCATCACCTATGTACACCCCGATGTGGCCCGGCTTCCAGACCGCCCAGCCGACCATGGACTCGTCCAGATGGTCAACGCCTATCCGCTCCACGGCTGTGTCATGGTAGTTGTAGCTGCCACGCAGGACGCCTGTGTACCAGCTGATAAGGCCGCTGCAGTCCGTGCAGCGCTGGCCTATGTACTTGGCAGCTTTGGCCTTGTAGGTGGATGTATATGTGCCTGGGTTCTCTCTGGCAAGGCGGTCCAGAATGGCCTGGGTAAGGACCTCGCCCTTGGCGCCATAAACATATGGTGTTCCTATTTTGCTTTTACAATGATTTATTAATCCCTCTGCGGTTTTCTTCATGTAGATCTCCTCCATAAAAAAAGACCCAGGGCATCGCCTGGGCCATCTATGTATCTCTTTTACTTCACTCCTGGTCCCGGATTACCGGGCTTATACTTTCCTGGGCCTTTCTTTTTATCAGGATTTTTAGGCGCCGGTGTAGTCCCCACTGCCCTTGTATCTTCCTTTTTTGTATTCGGGCCTGTCCCTACCATATTCCCCTCGTTGTTAAGCGCCGTTGGCGTCAGGTCGTCTCTCCCGGTAATAGCATCATCGCGCCTCTGCTGCTCTGTTCTTTTGTCTGCATGTCCTAACATGTTTGCCATATCTTTTCCTCTTTTCTTTTTAAGATTTTGTTTTTAGTTACTGCCGCCTTTACCCTGGCGGCTGGGAGATAGTGGACCACCTCCTTTTATGCTCTTGTTTTTGTCTCAACCTCAGGCAGGCCGGCCACGGATGTTCCCAGTGACAGAATTCCGGCCAATACGGTTGCGGATGCCACCAAGGGCCAATTGACTTCCCCCATTGCAGCCGCCGTTCCAATAGTTGCCACAAACGTCTGGGCCATGGTCTTTACGGCCCTCCTTACCGCCGCTCTGACCCACTGTGTCGTATTTACATCTGCTTTAAATACACAATTCTTAAACATGTTATACCTCGCTTTCTCAATGAAAAATCCCCTGCTGGACCGCATAAAAAAAGAAGCTTACCAGGGCTGTTGCCACTATGCCAATCAGTCCATATATGCTCCTCGTCTGCTTTTCCAGCTTATCACATAGGTTGTCAATCTTAACATCTCTCGCCGCCTCATGAATTTCCAATTTGTCCAGGCGGTCCGCATGATTATTAATACGTTTTTCATGCGTTTCTAATTTTTCTTTTAATAACTCTTCATTCACATTTCAATACCTACCTTTCTTTTTTGTTTTTTATATTGTATACTAAAAGGAATACCCTTTATGTAACCATGTTTTTCATCTCCTTATAGTTGGGGTTATCGGAAGTAAAATCATGTTATCCATGGCGGCTTAATAACCCATACCCTTATATCTCTTATAATTGGGGTTATCGGAAGTCATGACGGTTACGTTGTATCGGCAAATCACCTGTATAAATACGGGAGCAATGTTGCTGGATTCTATCGAGATAGTGGTACAATCACGTTTGAATCCAATGCAATATACGTATCTTCGGGCGGCGCTAGAATGAACTCAACAAAGGTTTATAATTTCACCGGATATAAATACTTAAAAGTCCACATGAATGTGACGGCGGGAGGAACAGGACAGCACATGCTAAGCATACACAGACATTCAAACAGCACATTCATGAAATCACAAGATGGAATGGGAAGTGGAAACCAAATCGTAACCATTAATATATCTGATATATATTACAGTGATGCTATAGATGTTGTTTACACCGGTATATGGGGGCAGGTATATCAAATATGGTTGGAATAATTGCTGGTCATATTTTTAGGATATTCTTACTTGCCATACCCATGCAGCCCAATTTTCCATAGCCCATGAGCCACTGTTTAATGTCTGACAGGTTAGATTTATTCCAGGTGCATATGATTGTGGATTTAATTTTATCGTTTGCGTATATGTTCCTCCAGCAGATATGCCTATCGTACTTTCTCCTTGATAATCATAGTTGTCTCTATATACCCTGGCGGTCATCCTAAGACTTCCCCTATTGATTGCGGAGACAATGTAATAAGTAATCGCCAGTGTTGTATAACCAGTAAAGTTATAAACTTTTGAGGTTTTAAAGACCATTGGTAAATAGGTGCTTTGATGGAAAATACCACCAGATTCAAACGATGCATACTGAACCTGGGTGAAACCTGCCGGATTATTACCGCGTAAATACAGGTCTGATGGGTCCGTAACATATCCACTATGACTTCCGATAACCCCAAATATCGGCACATTCTTTTTTATGTTACCTGCGATAAGGTTTGGATCCCCCTTCATGACAATGGCTGATGTTACAAACGTATTCGCAGGAACCAAAACCCGGTCCGATGTTCCAGGCGTAAATGTTCCTCCCGCCTGTTCATTCATGACTCCGGCTAATGGCTCCCCGTCCTTATCAACGATTACTTTATTCTTTCTTACGTCTGGCGCTGTAGCTGTAATTACATCCAGGTCTGCGCCTCCGCCCCCTCCAGGTATTAATATCTTTCCCATGGCTGCTCCTTTCCTGGCATGACCATTGCCAGTATATCCGCCTTTTCCGTTTCAGTTAGATTTGTATACCCGTCCAGGATGTCTGCCGGCTCCTCGCCCTGATTCTTCCGAATCTCCAGCGCCCGTATAATAATATTTTTTTTGATTCCGCTTATCATAACATCGCACCTCCTATCACGTCTGCCAATGCAATAGTCAGCTCCGCATTCTCCTGGCGGAGCTGTTCCACCTGCTGTTCCTGAGTGGGGATATATTCAACTGGTGTCACTCCATCCGATTTATAAAAAATTCCGTCGATATACTTACCCCCTATCTCACAGGGATATTGCGTACAATCCACTGCAAAAGCATCGTCACCATAGACACACCGCGCCACCCGGTTGGTTTCTTCATAATACCCTACCACCACATTCTGTATCGTTTTATCATATATCATTGCAAAAACTTCATGCGCTATCATTTAAGTCTCTCCTTACTTTAATCGTATGAGAACAACGCCAGAGCCTCCGGGGCCACCAGCAATGGCAGTTCCATAAACGGCTCCGCCACCTCCGCCTCCGCCTCCGCCAGTGTTGGCAGCACCTGCGTTGCCCGTGCCATTATGTGCCCCGCCTGCACCTCCTCCGCCTGCACCTCCAGCGCCAGGATTGCTGCGTGAGACTCCACCTCCTCCTCCGCCTCCAGCATATAAAGTATTTCCAGATTCTCCAAAGGCCCTTGTGGTATATCCCTGACTTCCAGTACCAGCGCCGTCTGCATATCCATTGCCGCCAGCATTTATGACTGGTCTTGGTTCCAGGTCATTATATCCTCCGCTCCCTCCCCTGGATCCGCCATATCCTCCACTGGCTCCGCTGGCCCCATCTCCGCCTTTTCCACCATTTGCCGTGCATAAGACAATGCCTCCTCTTGATACCGATGTTGTCCCACCCGTGCCACCTGGGCCGTTAATAGCTGTGTTTTGCCCGCCTCCGTTTCCGATGACGCAATTCATTATCTGGCCAGCAGCCACGCCTATGTTAAGAGCTGTGGTGGTGTACCCACCGCCACCGCCGCCTCCACCTTGCTCATAGGCAATACCCGTAAACCGGTATCCAGCACCCCCTCCGCCTCCTCCGCCTACACAAAAGATGTCGGCTTGCGTGTAGCCTTCCGGAATCACATAATTCTGGGTGCCAGTAATGGTAACGACTGCTGGTCCATTTGTCGCACAAACAGCGTATTTAACGGTAGACGGGTCATATACAGGGCTATATATTTCACCTAAACTGGTAATTGCATAAGTCAGGGCAGTGAAATAATAGGTTGTATTTAATGCTGGTAAATCCATAAACGCCTGTGACCAGGCTCCCGGGGCAACATTGTTTCCTGCTCCTGAAAAAATCGCATCCCAAGCCGAAGCATTCCAAGCTGGATATCCGCCTCTACTGGCTTTTATTATTACTCCGCTGTAAGGTTTCCCTGCCGCCGCATACGGATTCTGCCATTTCAAAAGTACTCTGCGTCCACTGTATGCGGCTACGCTAAAAGACAGTAAACTGTTAACCGTCATTCGTCCCGTTCCAGGCTCGTCATTACTGTCGGACGTAACCGCAGTCTCCCCAGCCAGCACATGGTCCAGCGTGGCTGTGCACTCGTCACTTCCGGTTCCGCCTCCGCTCCCGCCTGTCATCAATATTTCACCCATTTGTCTTTACACTCCTTTCAAGCCCACGGTTAGGTCAATCGTGGGTTTCTTATTGTAGCATTTAAATGTTGCCTGCCCATCTGCCGTGTCCCCATCGTCAATCATTCCAAATGCCTTGTTATACGCTTTCACCTGTTCCGGCGTTGCCCCATCTGCAATCACCTTTACCAGTATGGGGTTGTCCTCCGTTGTCAGCCCCTCTATCAGCACAGTCTGGGTATATGGGGCCGCAGTGCTCCATCCGGATGCCTGGAGCGTGACGGGTACAACATGGTTCAGGGCATTCACTGCCTTATTCGTAGCGTTAATGTCATTCTGTCCAAACTTATCCCCCTTCTGGGTATATGGAGTGGCATCTGCTATCATGCAGGTACCATCCTCATTGGTGACAATCCTCCAAATCCTGGAACCCTCAAAGATGTCGTCCTTATAATCTGTTTTTAAACTCATTACTCAAATGCACCTCCATTAAGTGTGAACGCCAGGCGCCTGATTCCTTCGGCCCTTCCTAATATATTCCTGTATATCTTCAGGCAGGCGGATTCAATACGGTTCAGCTCTTGCCAGTCAATGAATGGGCCGTTGTCATGATAAAACTGCCTCTCTCCTACATTGAAGGGAAATGTCCCTACGCAGACGTGGTCTATATTGGCCTCAAAGTGGTTAATTTCATCTGCATAGAAGCCGTAATCCTGGTATGTCTTATCCGCTCCCATTTCCTCAAATTCAAAGTCTGGCCACAGAGCAAGGGCCTGGGCGCGTATCTCATTGATATTGCCCTTGATACGGTTATAATCTCCGATATTAAAATAATCACCGGACTGCCAGTCTGTTTTTGGCTGTTGCCACATAACTCATGTCCCTCCTCGCTTTAATGGTCCCGCTCAGTCCACCATTGAATTTCAAAGTATGGTCCGTCACCCGTATCAATAAATCCGGAACATACTTATTTTCCAGAAAGGCAATGTCATCGGCATCCATTCTGGGTTCCCCACGATACTGCAGGTCATATTCCCGGTCCGATTTGAGGTAATCTCCTATCCAATCAGCAAGATTGGCTGCATGAGCCCCATCTGACACCAGGGGGTTCTCCCAGGTTTCCAGGCTACCCGTTGGGTTGAGCTGCCTGCTGACCTTAGTCTGCGTTATAAGGTATTCCTTACCCATAACCACCACCTCGGTGACCCCCGCAATGCCTGTAAGCTCCACTGTGGCATAATAGGCACTGCTGCCTGTGATTGTTGCTGTCTGACCTTCTGACGGTTCTATGAGCATCACTGACAGGTCGTAGGAGGCATTGGACAGGTAAAACGTATACTGTTTATCCTGTTCTGTCACTGCTATGGTCTCCCTCACAAGCTCCTTTGTGTCGTCTGTACTGAGATTGTACATGGTGCGTACCACCTGCAGTTCCCTGACTCTGGCCAGCTGCGTGCCCTTTGGGGTCTTGGTCAGCTCCACACCATACTCAAGGATATAATCCGTGCTGTCACCGAAGGTTATGTTATCCAGGACCACACGATTATTTGGGCATCCTCGGACAAATTCCAGCTCCAGGAAGTCAAATTCCGGAAACTCATGGCCGACCACGTAGGTCTGGGTGAGCCCTGAAACCATGTAATCCTCCTGCAGTGCACCATTGTAATAGGCATGGAACATGACCGTATCCGGACAGTTCTGCCCGAATTCCAGGGTCAGTCCAAAACACTTATACGCTGCCTCCATGGTTATTCCAACTGTAGGGTTATCTGCAAACAACCCATTATCTCCAGCGACGGCCTCCGATACATAGCCCGTATTGAGATATGTGATTCCATCGGTCTGCCTTGGAAGGAAATATTGTGTGCTGGATACGCCTGTATAATCCTGGCCAGGCAGGGCATACGTTTCCTTTTTCGCATGGTCCAGGATGGCTGCCGCATGAGAAAAGTACGTCTCGTTGTCAGATGTCGCTACCATATCCGGCACAAAACTGGATTTAAGGATTATTCTACCGGCCCGGTTCTGATACAGGATACACCTGCCGGCATTAGCAATCAGCTGCAGAGCTTCCTTATGCGTTACTACCGGCATCGGGTTGACCACCAGAACATCCTTAAGATATGGATCTATCCAGTAGTTCCGGTAATCCACCTGGGCATCCGTCAGGACGTCCACTGCTATGTCATACAGGCTCATACCATTCGGATGGTACTGGCCGCGGTAATATATACTGTCCATCCCATCAAAACAATCCGATGCTTGGAAGTCCATTTCCGTATCATCAGCTGACCATGATTTCAGTGCGAGTGATGTTCCCAGAATCCACTCAATCGTCCCATCATCCATGGCTTGACCATAAAGGACCTCAACTTGTTGGCCAATCTCCAAAAAGTTTACCGTGCTCTCCTCATTCTCCACGTCATAGGCCCTGTCCTTGTTATCTACAGTCACATCAAAATCAATAGTAGGCAGCTCCTCCGATATCGGACTGATATGCTCTTTCTTAGTTGCAGACAATATTTTCTTGCTGTCAAAATAGACGCCAATACCCATGGTAATCTGATTGATGCGGAACCGGCTCTGTCCATTGACCATGGCTGCTGGCACAAACCTCAAGAAAGTAGCTCCCTCAAAAATCTCCTCCGTCACATAATGGCCATCCGCATTATTCGTTACATTCAAGGTACGGTTGTCTGAAATGATGGTAAATTCTACGGGATATGCCTTGCCAAATTCCACCGTCAGCCCCTTAATGTCATATTGAACGGGAAACCGGATTTCAATTTCTCCCTTAAGGCCATCCGTCACGATTCCCTGATTGAGCACCACGTCTGCTGCATCCTTGGGAAGGAAATACATACTGCCATCCACCGTGGTATAGTCCTGGTCACAGGTTGCATATAGCTCCTGTACCTTGTAGTTATCCATGGGCTTTACTAGGTCGGAATAATAGGTATACACATCCCGCTCAGGTATGTAAGCGGATGCCTGGGCCTGCTGGTTAATCAGGCCGATGGTGACACGCAGGTAAGACAGTGGGTTTCTCCACTTCCTGCGCATCATGTCCTTATATTCATTACTTGCCGCCTGCACTACTCCATCACCCCGCAGTCTATCAGGTTCACCTTACAGTCTTTATACATGGTGGGCAGCCCATCCGGACCTATCTCGTCTATCTTGGCCGTCCGGTTCCCCGGATACATCCGCTCTGTTTTCCAGCAGTTGTTTTTCATGTCCGGAAACTTGACCGTCACCACAAACTCCTCAAACTCTTTAAGGATGCTGCTCCAGGTCGCCGCATCCAGATAGGACCACTGCAGGCCGTCAATCTTATCCTGGTCACGGCCCACGCGCTGCCCTACGAATTCCCCCAGGGCATTCTTGCCCTGGTTCACGTTCGTAGCAATGGTTAGGCCTGGACCCCGATCATAGTTTGGATATTCATGTCCATTGATATAGATTGGCACTTAGTCCACCTCCTTTATGTAGTCCGCATGGTGTATCCATTACGCTTATCCAGTTCCACTAATTTCTTCTTTATCTCCCGGATGTCGATATTGACCGTCAAGTCCATCTGCTCTATCAGGTCAATGATACGCTGTAGCAGGTCTACCATGATGGACAGATACTGCTCACTCATGCCATTACTGCTTGTTTGGGAAGCTAAAGCTACCGCCCGGTCTACCATGGCCTGCATCTTATCCTCAGGAGCCACAATCTCACCATAGTGTCGGTTATCACCTATCATGGCCAGCTGCGGGGTGTTGGCGCGGACAAAACCGCCTTGGGCCAGACGCGGAAGATGGATGTTTGGTATATTCGGGATAAAATCAGCGCCGATGCCTGGTACCTTATCCGCCACCTCATTTACGGCGTCTATCATGGCATTAATCGCATCAATAACCCTGTTGGCCATGCTCTCTACACCATTGATAATCATGTTAATGATACCCTTTATATCTGCCCAGATACCGTCCCAGGTTTCTTTTGTCTTTGTTCTCACCGTATCCCAGACTCCGGCAATAGCATCTTTCATGGCCGTGAACTTCTCATCCACTGCCGTCTTGATTGTATCCCACAGATTTGATACGAATTCCTTAATGGATTCCCATATTTCTGATGTCTTACTCTTGACATTTTCCCAGGCCATGCTGATGGATGTCTTGATAGCATTGAATAATGTATTGGCCAGAGACTTAAGCCAGTTCCAGATGGTATTCAGGAGTGCCTTAATTCCGTTCCAGATGGTGCTGGTTACCCCGGATATAGCAGTCCAGGCCAGGTTAACGACATTTTGAATGAATGTTACGGCTCCAGATACAAGCTCCTTCAAGGCATCCCAGATACCGGAGAATATCTCCTTAATTCCTTCCCAAGCGAGGCTCCAGTTACCAGTGAACACGCCGACAATGAAGTCAATCACACCACCAAGCGCCGTGAGCAATCCCTCTATGATGCCGGAAACGGATTCCCAGAATCCGAAGAATGTGTCAATGGCATCCTGTAAACATGCAGCTATGACTGGCGCTACGTTGGTTATGAACCACTCAATGAATGGCTGTATGACCCCTGTCCACAATTTGGTGACCGCATCAGCCACTTTTCCGCCAAATTCCATAAATTTATCAATTAATGGACTGAGGTACTGGTCTTTGAATTCCACAAATCGTGTGGATAGATTCTGCAATACTGGAAGGAAATATGTGTTATAGACATCAAGCAACAGGGTGCCGATTTCCGTGAACCCCTGTTTGAAGGTTGCCAGCATAGGTACCACATGCTCATCATAATAGACTCTGACCTTTTGAAAATATTCACATATCAAATCTTTTGTAGCCGAAAAAACAGGTTCAACCGCGCTGAATGTATCTTCCAGCGTTGTCTTAATATAGTCAGCGTTATCAATGAAGGGAGCCGTGATAACATCCATTAAATCAATAGCAAGTGTCCCTATATATTCCGTACCACCCATGAAAGCTTCGGAAAATATCCCAATGATACTTGCCGTAAGCTGCTTCGCGCTATCACTGCGGAGGGATGAAAAAACCGTTGCCAAAGCTTTTGAGAAATTCCCACTTATTTCCGCAATCCGCGAACCAATGTCAAACATGGCCACGATATACTCAATAACCCTGTCTTTATTCTGTTGCAGGAAAATACTGATTCCACCTAACAGATTATCCGCTATGGATGCCCCAATACTTACCACAGCCCCAGTAATCTGTCCCAGGCTATATGCCACCTGGTCAGCAAATGAATTGGCAGCAGCCAGTACTTCCGGCGCTGTAAATATTTCGCTCAGACTGCTTTTAATGCTGTCTATGGATGACTGGATATTGTCAAATACAGATGTATCACCAAAGCCATCCCAGAAACCGGCCTTAAATAAACCAGCAAGCTCCTTGGCTCTGTCTATCAGCCCGGCATATTTGCTGTCCATCTCATCCACGGCCGATGTATCAAGTTCGCCCATGTCAAACTCATCCGCAGCATATCCACCGTCTGCTCCGCCTCCGGAACCTCCCCCGCCGGAATCCGTATCAGGATTAATGATATTGAGCTCATCAATCCCTGTCGTGGCACTCTTCATGTCCTTGGCTGCCTTCTTGGCTGCGCTGCCTGCTCCTCCTGCAGCTGCCCCTGCTTTATCAGCAGACTGGGCCATCGCTTCCATACCAGCCGTGGCCGCGGATGCGCCTCCCCCGCCCTTCTTACCGGTCACCATCTCCGTGAATGCCTTGAATGCATTGGCCAGGCTCATCAGCTTACTGATGATGCGGTTGATTACCTGGATGACCGGGGTCAGGACATTAATCAGCCCCTGACCGATTGTGGCCTTGAGGCTGTCAAACTGCAGCTTCAGGACGCGTACCTGGTTTGCCCAGCCATCCGCCGTCCGGATGAAGTCCCCGGATGCCAGGGACAGCTGGTCCTGCACGAACTTATACCGCAGCGCCACCTTCTCAGCCTCAGACATCTTTGCCGTCACCTTACCATAGCCATTGGCCAGGGCATAGCTGTCAAGGGCGCTCTGGGTCATGACAATGCCAAGGTCCTTAAGAGTCTCTGTTTCACCCGTGAACACGGATTTCAGCTTTGTATAGGCCTCGTCCTGGCTAATGTTGTAGAAAGACGCCACGTCCCCAGCCAGACCAGTCAAGGTCGTGGACATCTCATAGGCTGCCTGTTCACCAAAACCGAATGCTTTAGCCATTGCGCCGAAGGTGCCAGTAAACCTCTTAGCCATGGTCTCGGACAGGCCAAAGGAGGTTATGGCGTTCTTGGCAAAGTCGTCCACCTGTTTGGACATACGTGGGAACGTGACATCCACCACATTCTGGACTTCCGCCAGGTCGGACCCCAATTCAATACACTGTGCGCCGAAGTCTATGATTTTCTTTACTGCAAACGCCGCCGCGAGAGCAGCTCCCGCCTTTTTAGCCAGCCCCTGTATTCCGGCCATCTGCTGTTTAAATTGATTCTGGTTGACCACAAGGTCAAGGCCAATCTGGCCTACGCTGTCAGCTGCCATACATATCACCTGCCTTTTAATTCAAAAGCAGGCTCTGGCTCGCTACTCCTTTGGTGCGGCTCTAGGCTCTGTCATTTTTATATCCAACCTGTTTATGGTTTTACATCTGGGACATTTAATTTCCCCCTTAACGTATTCCGCCAGGAGAAGGGTCTGTCCACATCTTACACATCTTACTTTCTCAATCTTAACCACCTCCGCACATAGCCGCAAACATCTTCTCCAGGTTGGCCATTTCCTTCTCGAAGGTTTTCTCATCCATTTCTTTCATTTCCCGGTTGCGCCAATCGTCATATATCTGGCGCTGGTCCTTTGTATAATGTTTGATGATATCCTTATCTGTTTCGGACCGGATGGCTACCACACGGCCTAATGCAGTCTCCGGGGACAGGCCGGCAATCAGTGCCTTGAATTCGTCCCAGGAGACTGTTTCAAATTCCTTCGTTCTGATTCTTAACCCGTACTGCGACAAAAAACTGGAGACTATCAGGTCCCAGTCCTCAAACATATCGTAGTACGGGTCACTGCTCTCCCGCGGCAGGTTCCTCCATGCCGGAAATGAGCTGGACCGCTTCCTGCACTACAATAATCAAGTCATTGAATCCCAGTTTCATCCTCTCTATCTCTTTCTTGGACTTTTCTGGGAACATCATGTCGTAGGCCTCCAGAATTTCCTGTGCACCAGGGTCATTAGCCGACATCAGTCCCATGACCTTAAGCATGGTCGGGGCATCCGCATTCACTTCTATGGCCTTTCCCTTGATTACCAGGGATGGATTCCCTTCAAAACTCAATTTATCTGTGATATCTACTTTCCTTGCCATTCGTTATTCCTCCTTATGCTCCTGGTGTGGGTGCCGGTGTAAAAGTCGGGGCGCCATATCCCGTCACTTCAAATTCCAGGGTGTCAATGTTGGTTGTATCACCGCCGCCCGGAGTGGTCACATTCACAACCACGTCACAGGCCAGCTTTGCGCCGGATACCATGGTCCACTCAAACTTCGTCATGACGTCCTGTCCGAACTTCCAGGCCAGGCCGGCAATATAGTCATTGGTCGGGTCACCTACTGACCTCTTTCCTTTGAAGGAAAATCCCAGCTTCTTTCCTGTCATGGCTGCTTTTGCCCAGCCCTTCGCATCCATGGCATACCATTCCTCTACGGTACCGTCAATGGACGGAGCGAAATTCTCCAAATCTAACGGTACAGCCATATTCTCCTCTGTGCTTTCGAGGCCTTTTATGCCAAACTTAAACACATTGTTATGCACCGGATAAACTCTTCCTGCTACATCTGCCATATCTCATTCCTCACTTTCTCTGATACACAAAATCCAGCCGTATCGCATATTCATATACACCCTTTTCATCCGTTCCCACGTCAACCGGTTCCGGTACCTGGAGGATGATACAATTAATGGGTGTATCCCCTATGGACAGGCTGGATACGTTTTTAATTTTCTCATACAGCTCATAGGCGGCCCGCTCTGATGCCTGTACGTCCCTGTCCCAATGAACCAGCAGGGAGATGCGCCGGACATCGTAGCTGCTGTAGTCATGGCCGCCCAGGGCCATCACAGGAGGACCGCTGCCCTGCCGGTGATACACGCCTATGGAATGGTCCTTCTTATTGTTCAGCTTCCCGATATAGACATTCCTGTCAGCCGTAATTCCCAGGCCTCCTATGTATCCCCGGATGTCATCCAAGGTCAGCATCATACACCACCTACTTTCTTGTAAAACCGCTTAAATGCATTCCTGGCAAAATCCTGGCTTACTCCACCAGGTAACCACGGTTCGTACCATTCACCGCCAGCAAACGGGTTCTCATCCGTCTGGAAATTGTATTCCGGATGAAAATACAGACGCCGCGCATAGGGCGTGTTTACCACCAGCGTCGCTTTCCCTTGACCACATTCTTTGTAATCCGCAAAAAAGCTGTCCTCCTCCAGGTGGCCTGTGTCAAATGGCATCACCTGGGCCTGGACAACTTCCGTGTGCATTGCCTCCGCTGTCATCTCCAAGGCAGTCACTGCCGCCTGTGTAAGCTGCTTAATTCGCGGGAAATTCATCTTTACGGTTGATTTAACCTGCATCAGACCACCTCTAACTGACAATAGTTCACCGTCCCATCCGGATTTCTGGCCTTCATCCCCTGCTCAATCCTCCGCTCTTCCCCGAATATGGTAACGGTACCCCCGCTTAAGGTTGGGAAGTCCGGGGCAATGTCCCCAGGAAACAGGGCCGTACCGGTTATTTGCACCAGCTTCTTTTCCGCGGTAAGAATGGTCTTAGCTCTGTCCTGGAAATTACATTTCAATTCCAGGTCCAGCGCCTTCTCCGGCTGACCATGGTTATCCGTGTCCTCCGACTCCAGATGGACATGTATATCTGTCTTACATAGCCGTTTTGGAACTAAGCATGGATATTTCATGGTTCACCTCGCTAACCGGCAGCACAGGCCTGTCTGGGACAGCAGAGCATACACATCCCGCTTCATAGCCACGCCCTTATCCGTAAATACGTTCCAGCTGCTGCCAAACTGTGCCGACACCCCGTTGATGCTGTAGCCCTGCAGGATGGTGTTAATCTCGTCTGCGTTTTCCCATTCAAAGTCCGCCTGCTGGCAGACCACTTCTTGGATAACATCCTGCTGGAAGGCTGTCAGATTAGAAAATCCCCGGCCCACAATACGGTTGTAGGTCAGGGAATCAACGTGGCGGCTGGCCTGCTTAAGGGCCTTGTCCAGTTCGTCCATAGGGATAACATCCCCCTTGTATGCGTCACAGTAGTACTCATAGGTGACATAGGGCTCATAGGGCATGTTATTCACCCGCCTTTTTGCTCTCCGCTTTCTTTACCGGTTCCTGCTTTGGGGCCTGGAGGGCTGCAATCTCTGCTTTCAAAGCTTCGTTTTCAGTGTATCTTTCAGCCGCTATGTTCTGCAGATGCTCAATCTCTTTAACCGCCTTCATGTATTCATCATAAGGCACTGTCTTCCCGCGTCCATACGCGGTCACCCGGCCGTCATCACCCACAATATCAAAGCCCGCATCCTGATAGGACTTCTGCTGGCTTTCATCAATGGTGTACTCTTTATTTCCCTTAACTGCTCTCATACTACCTCCTTACGCTCCGGCTGCCTCTACGTTCATGGCGCATCCCTCCACTTTCTTTTCCAGAAGGAACAGGTCGCCATAGCAACGGTTCTGATACAAATATCCGTCCGCCGTTCTTGAATCCGTTCCTGGGGTGAACAGCTTGATGTAGCTGTATTTGTCGCGGCAGACCACACAGGATGTGTGAATCAGAATCCAGTTAATCTGCTTGGCGTCAACGGAAGCTACACAGCCGGTTGTAAAGTCATACTTCGTCTTCATCCTGGCTGCCGGAACCATCTTTATGGTCACATCATCCAAGCTATGTACCTTACGGTTGATTGTGGATGGGGATGCGACGGTCATAACCCTCTGGAGTCCTTCTGCCTCCTTCACAATCTTATTCATGGTTGGGGTGACATACAGCATCCTCCCCTCCTCCGGAACACCGGCCTCGTCCATCCTCGCCATTTCCTCGTCAAATGCTTCCAAGAAATTGGCTGCCGTAATCACATCGGTACTAATACGGCCTGAATAGGTGGTCAGCTCTGCATGAAGTTTAGAATAGCGGTAGGAATCTTTTTCCGGGATAGCCTGTTCGGTCTCAAACGTGTTCTGTATGTTTGCCACGGATAAGGTCAGGTTTGTTTCGTCAATGTCCATGGGGTCAATCCAGAACTCCACATCCCTGTCGTGTTCCAGCTTCTTTGCCTCCCAGTCATTACTCAGGGTGCCTACATTGAATCCCGGTGTCCTGGTATGGTCCTTATACCCAGTCACTGCCATCCTTGGAAGTTTGATAGTCTGGGCATTGATGAACTTCACCTGCTGGTTACTCTGTGTTAAAGCATCAGAGCATAATTCCTTTGCGTACTTCTGCTGGAGCAGCTGTGTAAAGGTTGTTGCATAATCATATACTGCCATTTCTTAATCCTCTCTTTCATTAAAGTCCGAACGCCTTTTTAAGGGCGTCGTCTGTCGCCTGCGTTTGCTGTTGCCCACTGGCTGCTCCCACCTGGATGAACCCGGTGGAGCCTGATGCCTGGGGTTTCAGCGCCGGCACGTCCTCAAGTACCTTGTCCAGAGCCGCTTTAAGCGCCTCATCGTTGATTTTCCCATCCTGCCCCATGACCTGACTTAAGTCGGCCATCTTAAGGACATATGGAATTGTTTTGGCATCAATCCCCAGTGATACTGCCGCCATGGTGGCTGCACTGTCAATCATGGCCTTCTGAGCCACTGCCTGAGCCTGGGTGAGCTGCTGCTGGATTGCACCTACATCTGGCTGCTGGGCCGCCTTCTGCTGCTTAAATGTGGCAATTGCCTGTTCCATTTCTTCCTGGCTGAGCCCCTGCTGCTTGAAGTAGGCTTTCAAGGCCGTGTCCTCCTTAGCGGCCAGAGTCCCTTCCAGCATTTGCTGGATTTTGGCATAATCAATTGCCGGGGATGCCTGCTGTCCTGTTTGAGTTTGTGTCTGCTGCTGATTCTGACCTCCTGCCGGCGGCTCTGCTCCACCTGCGGGCTCAGCAAATAACTGTAAGTTCATACGTTTCATCATCCATACCTCCATTTTAAGGGTGTCACCCTGTAATTTTTTATTGCATCCATTGTCATCAGTGTCGCTGGCCACGCAGCAGTTTTAAGCCATGCTCGTGTTTGGGCGTAAAAATAACACCCGGGATAGTCCCGCGTGCTTCACTCATTTCTTCTTTCCATTCCAACACAATATAATAAGTGTCAGGCATATAATTGCCGTAATCTGTACTGCCGGGGTCATATCTCCACCTTCTTTCCGTTGCGATATCGCAACAAATAAAATACCACCGGCCATTACTGACTGGTGGTTTCGTGTTCTTCTACAATTTTTCTCAGCTGCTCTTTCCATTCTTCATAAGTGTAATTTGCTCCAATACGGAATGATATATCTTTAAGCTGCCCGGTAATCGAATACACTTTACGGCGCAATTCCTGCAGTTCCTCATCATCTCTCATCATATCAACAAACTCTTTCTTAAGCATGAATCATCCCCCTATAACCCTCAGAAATGCTTTGTGTATATCCGGAAACTCATCTTTTATGAATTTAACAGTATCATCATCCCCCTGATACAACGCAGAGAAGATATCGGCAAATACCTCCAGTTCTGTGTATCCCGGAACGCCAATATATTGCGAAGCATGAAAAGCCCCACCGACAATTGAATTATCCGTAATGCATCCCATCATGTCGCTGATAAGGTTATTATACTCCAGTTCTCCGCCCGGTTCAAACATTTTCCTATATCGTTCAGCGTTTTTCATTAAATACTTTTCCACTTCGGTGATAGCATTCGAAAACTCTGTGCTCATAGGGCTTCCAAACTCATTCTGGTCAATTCTGTGCGCCAGCTCATGGAGCATAATTTCCTTGTAGTCTTGATATGGATACTGAGGGTGTTTCATATTGATTACAATTGTATCTGTGTCCGGGTCATACGCATACGCATGCTCAGCCGTCTCATTAAGCACAACAAATTCATCCTCTGTGTATTTATCTACTAAATCTATCATTTTTTCAGGTGTATCATCCCGATGCACCTTTATCTCATCTGAGACCGTGTATCTCTTTCCTGCCTCCCTCTCCCATTTCTCAGATTTCTGTTTATACTGCTTCTGATTTTCTGGTGATAACGAATATTCCGCCAGCCGTCCATACTTCTCTGCCTGCCTCTTTACATACTGCTGCCCGGCCTCCTGTTTATTGGTCTGACCGACCGCCTCCAGTTCCTTTTCAGTCCAGGTATCGTCCGCCGTGGAGATGCCAGGGAAATAGGTTGTATGGCTGTCCTTGCATCTGGGGTGATACAGTCCGGATGCTATGGCCTTACTCATGAGGGGATACGGCCCATCGGATTTCTTTCCGCCAGACCAGACGTCGTCAATCAGGACTTTACCGACAAAGGGCAGACACTTAGGACATGGGTTGCCGCGCTTAGCTATGATGACCGTGGTAATCCCCCATTCCTGCCTTTTCTCTCCCTCGCCCTGTAGGTAAGCCCGCTTGGATGCCGTCCGGATGGCCATGTCGGCATAATCCGCCAGGGTATGACGGGCACCATTGGCATACTCCACACAGTTAAGCCCTCGGGTAAGTATGTCCTTGGTAGCCATATCAACGGCTTTCTCGTAGGTACCGGCGCCGGAATTGGCATATACCTGGGCATTAAAGATGGCCTTCCGATACTGGTCGTTGGCCATGCGAAGGACGGCTGTTTCTGCCTGCTGCATATCATTGGTGGTTGCCTTAATCAAGGCCTCCAATTTTCGGTCATTGAGCCGGAAAAACTCTGCCGTGACGCCTTGACTGATTTTCTTAGCAGGAAAACCTTTCCGGATGGCATCGAGTATCTTGACTTCCTGCTGCATATTACCGCGCTGCCTGGATATCCGTATCAGCTCCCCCATTTCTTTGTTGAGGTCCTGGAATCGGCCCTTAAAGCGTTTCTGGTTGTCCCTCTTGTACTTCTCCAGGGCTTTCAACTGTTCGGCCTGCCACATGGACCACTCAATGCCTTCCTTCGTTTCCTCGGCCCGGTGTCGGTCCATGTTGCGAATCATGGAGGCAATCAGCTCATCCTCTATGGCTTTGAAGGCGGCGCCGATATCGTACTCTGTCAACGGCATCACCTCCCATTTGCATGCACCTTGAACCCCTGCGCCTTAAACTGCCGTGTCAGACTCTTAAGCTGTGTGACGCTGCTACACTTATCACAGCGCAGCTCTGCATATCCCTGCTTCTCAATGGCGTATATCCCGAATGGCACCTGCTCACTTGCCACCTGCAGCAGCCCCTGGTACTCCTTCTGGTTCATCTGGTACAGGCGGTTCATTACCTTGACCTTCATATGCCTTTCCTCCCCCCATGTTTAGTTGGAAGCCACCGGCAGACGTACTGATTCCGGGTTCTTCCACTTCTGCAATACCCTGCTCCGCTTTCAGCCGGGCAATCTCCTCCTGCTTCCACGCCTCATCCTTGCTGTCCCCATACAGTTCCTCCACCTGGGCCTCAATGCTCATCATAGGAGCACCGGGCCGGGCCTTGGCCAGGGTCTCCACCTGGCTCTCAAAGGATGGGTTGGCGTACTCGCCGAATGGGATGTCCACCTTGACCTCCTCCGCAGCCTTTCCATGCAGGAAGTTATATGCGTTGATGGTTGCCCCCACCAGCTCAGGCAGTGTTTCCTGCAGCGCCTCCACGATGGCGTTCCGGGTATACAGGGTAGCCTTTTCTTTCTCACGCTGAGCCTCAGCATTATCCAGCTTCTTGACATCAATGCCCAAAGTGCTGGGACTTATGACCCCCTGCAGACAAAGGTCCAGTGCTGTACAGTAAGATGCAAGATAACTGTCATGGGGTATTGCCGGCTGCACCACGTTGACCTTGTTATCCGCACTTTCTGACATGTCGTTATCAGAGGCAAAATATCGGTCATCAAACGGATTTGGCTTGATGACCTGACCGGTCTCCGGATTATGCGGCACAAGGCACTCAGGTATGTATGTCTTGGCACGGCCGGCCCTCAGAGCATCCATCCACTGGGACCAGGCCTCGTCAAAGGCGTCATAGCTGTCCAGCTTACCATCAAAGATGCTGCCGCCGCGTCCTTCATATTTGGTGGACTCATACACCTGCAAGGGTACTGCCAGGATGACATTATCATCAAACTTCGTGTCCTTGATGCCCTTGGTGGCGTCGATAGCATTGAGGGGCACCGAAGTGTCACCCTTGTACAACTCGTTGTATATGTAACCATATCCATAATGCTCATATAGGACATACTGCTGATGGCCAGCCTTATACGGCGTCTTGAACACGACCTCCTTCACCCGGTCCCGGTTCCGGACAATCTCAACTCGTTCCCCTGGATACCATTCCAGGATGGGGAACTCGCTGACGGTCGTATCAATCGTGACCTTGAAGGCACCGTCCCCGATGTACAGGACTTCCTTCAATGCCTTCTCCATCTTCTTCGCGAACTTGTTATCCTTTGCTATGTCCTCCCACAGCTGCCGCTGCTGGTCATTTTCTGCAAAGTCAAAATCGTTCATGTCATCCAAAACGATGCCAGACAGGATACGGACAGTCAAGCCTGGCAGTCCCGTATGTATCTTCCGCATCTCCATTCCTGGTGTGCACCTGCTGGCCCAGAATTTATATTTGTCAGCATACTCTGGAGCCTGCTGGTACATCTGCTCCAGTTCGTTACCATCGCCACGGTACCATATGCGGTTCCGGATTGCGTTGGCCTCGAAGTCCAGGACCTCGTTAATCTGGATGCAGTTCCCGCTGGCCGGAACCACATTCAGCCAGGTACGAATGCCACGTTTAATTGTCTCATTCATGTTGCTTAACCACCTCATTTCTTCTCAACCTCCTTAAGCACTGCAATTGCACGCCCCAGCGATGCGTGGTACCCGCTTCGGTAGGCCAATGACATGTACGCTATGTCGGTCTGCATCATTTCCAGGTTCCAGATATCCCGCTCTTTCTGCGTCCACGATTCCCATTCCTCCCATGCCTTTTTCAGAAGCCTTTTTCTCCGTTCGTTTTGTTTACGCTCCCAATCTCTACTTATCACTTTTTATCGCCTCCTCAAATCCAATCAGGTTCCGGTATGGTATCCACGCATACTGATTGGCATTAATGGTATGGTCGTTCCTGTCCTCTGGCTTATCCTTCTCATCATCCCAACTGTACCGGTCCAACTCGGACAGATGCTCCATGCAGGTATCAACTACCAGGTAACAGCCCTGCTGTATCCAGCCCAGCTGCAGGTTGATACGGTCCAAAATCTCCGGTCGCTTGTATGAATCGTAAAAATTATACAGGCAGCCCTTAAGCCGCTTGTACTTACGCAGTTCTGTAATGGTGGCCTGGTCCGCATTGTCTATGTACACATCCTTGACAAATCCCCAATCCTTCCGGCACTGCTCCAGGAAGGCCACAAACTTTACAGCCGTGTCGCTGGGGGCAAGCGGGATGTCAAGCTTGGAATTGTTATAGACTTTTTCGGCCAGGGTGATAAGCTTCCTGTCCTCCGTGATTCCCTGGAATATCATGGCTATGGTATCCGGGGACTTGGAAGAGTAGGATGTGTCCAGGGCCGCCGTGAACTTCTTAAATTTCAGCGCCTTGGCCTGCTGGACCGTAATGACATGCTTAGACCGCTCAAAGTTGGAGAAAATCAGTCCGGTTGCCTTACCACGCAGGCCCTGAATCTTATTCTTCCAGATTTTCGTTCCTTTCGGGGTATTGGTCATTATCTGTTCCAGTTTTTCCTTGCTCAAGCCCAGGTTATGAGCAAAAGAAAAGAACCAATGTACCCAACCGGGTTTTGGTTCTTCCTGTAATTCGTCCATTATCTCTTTTGGCGTCTCATCCGCCCATTCCGGCAGCGGCCTGGAACAGTTGATATACTCCTTGTAGACAGCCAGGCCAGGGTCATCCGGATTGAGCGTGGCCATCAGGTAATCACTCCGCATGGCGGCCTCACGCACAAACTCTATGTCGGCCGTGTTAATCTCATCAATGTACAGGCATCCGTACTGGCCGCCCAGGGCATCCTTCCATTTGCGCTTATTGCCGTAGCCGACAACAAAGATTATCTTATCGCCGCCGGATGTGCGGAAGAGGATGTGGGGCATGTTATAACCACCTCCGCCGTTACCTTTGTACTCCACCAGTACGCCGAAGTCATCCAGGATACCCAGGTCCTTCTGGATGATGTTCTTCTCGGCGGCGCCTGTATCATCCGCAGCCAAGATGTGCAGCTTCTTTGGGCTTTCGGCTACCTTAAGCATAAACTTGAACAGGCCTACCGTGGTCTTTCCGGCTGCCGTGGTACCCTCCAGGAACTCCACCGGCGCATCACAACGCAGGAACGCCTTGTACTTATCCGACAGCAGCAATCTCTCCGCACTCATTACCCACCACCACGCATCTGCTCAAGAAGGTCATCCAGTTTGGTTTTCTCGGTGTTAAGCCCACCTGACAGCTCCATCTTATCCTTAAACATCCCCAGATGGCGCCCCAGGAGCTCCAGGGCCTTAAGCTTGTCAGCCATCTTGATTTCCCGTTCCAGCCCGTCCTCGCCAAAGGTCTTGACCTTCACGGACTGAATGGCAGCCGTGTCCTCCGGAAGTGCATCCTCTCTGACCATAGCCGTTTTAGGGTCAATCACCTCTGTTGCATTCACGAAAGCAATCTTCGCCAGTTCCTGGACCACACGGTCCGCATTGACACCGGTACGTTTCGAACGTTCCGCCATAGCTGTCTTTATCGCATCTGAAACTCTAGTTTTCCCTAGTAACTCAGACCCTATCTTATCCGCATTGTTTGGACTGTATCCTGCGCGGATGGCGGCCTGAGTGGCATTCAGGTCAATTAAATATTCATCAATAAACAATTTCTGTTTTTGAGTCAACGCCAATCAAGCTCACCACCTTTTTGTAATATAAAAAATCCCCTTCGCACAAGGTCCCGGCCGCCCTGAGTTTCAGGCGCCGGGAAATGGGCAATAGAAAAGGCCCCCGTTTCCGGAAGGCCCAATTTGTTTCTTACAATATATCACACCTTTATAGTCACATTCCATCACATTGTGAAATTTTTCAATGCCTTGGCGTGTATGCGGTGGATGTGCTGCCAGCTGTGCTTCATTTCGGTGCAAATCTTCTCCCACTTCATTCCCCGAATATACCGGTATGTAAGCAAATCCTTTTCTCTCTCATCCTCCATAGCCTCAATCCGCTTCTGCACCTCCTGGAATGCACATATCCGGCAGTACCGGGCTGCAACCAGTTCCTGCTCTATCTCGTCCACCTTCACTGCATAATCAGACAGGTCCTTCTTATCCGTCCCATGCGGCATTCCGTCATTGGTAACAGAAGGAGACATTTTATTCCGCCTCAGTTCTTCCAACTGCTCTTCCAGGCGCCGGACCCGCCGCTTCTCCTTCTGATAGGACATCAGGAACTCCTTCTTCTTTTCATTTTCTGTCAATTCCAATTTGATTACCTCCTTACAGTTCCTTGGCCAGCTGGTTCAACTCCGCCCTGGCCTGCACAATCCGCCTCTTGATGGATTCCTTTGTATTGTACTGTTCGGTGTTGCAATACATAGGCGGATATCCGTTCTTGTTCTCGAAAGTCTCATATTCCTTGATGCTGTCCACCAGGGTGTTTACCATACTCTGTACCATCATGATTCTATTTATTTTCTTCATCATCTTTTCACCTTTCACCTGCTCAGGAGCCAGATTCTCTCATTTTTCCGCAAAAGTCTCTCATAATCGCATCTGGCTCTCAGTCCTTTTAGTAGTAGCGAGCCTAAAAAAAACCTTATTTTATGCGGGTTTACGGACATGTTCTCGCATGCTCGCATACTTTTTCGTTTTAAGGAGCTATATATTAATACATCATGTATAGCGCCTTTCGTGCCATGTAATATAAAATGTATATATGTCTCTATAACAGATATATATGTGAGATTGCGAGACTCATAGTGAAAACCCTTATAAACTCTACACTTTTTTAGGCTCGCATAATTCTCGCATTCTCGCTTTTTACCACTTTTAAGCCAATTAATCTCGCATTTTTTCATTAAACGGGTCATCGGGGCCAGTATAATCCTCATATTCCTCAATGGATTTAGGCTGTTGGAGTATAATCTTCACATACCTGGCCCTAGTCTTTTTCCCCGCCACGGTCGTTAAAGAAGCATACCTTCCGTCACTTGCACGTTCCAGATATCCAGAAACTGACCACTCTTTCTTGACCGCATCAAAATTAAAATCGTTCTCCTCCAATACCTGCATCAGCTCAAACTGGTTAAACATGCAATGGTCCGGCGCTATTTTTCCCAAAATCTTATTACTGTACATTGGGTCGAATAGATTCTCATTCGCAGCAATCCAGTCAATGATGAACTGATATGCTCTCTCGGCCTGAGACACCTCTGCCTCCCTTTTAAGGAATCCCACCCCTTCCAGCAGGTCAACGGCCTTCTCCCCTGGGAACAGGCATTCCCCTGCCAGCTGATCCGCCAGGAGGATACAGGCAAGGCTCTGAACCTGTTTTCCCGTGCTCTGTGCCAGGATGGACAGTTTTTGGCAAAGAACCTTATGCCGTCTTATCAATTCTGTGTCCGCAATCCCTTGGACATGCCGCACAAACTTCTCTCCAGCATGTCCATTATGTTCCCTGACAGTCTCCAGGACATGTGCAAAATCTGTAAATAACGGATTATCAATCTCCAGTTCAATCACACGGTTGACCGCGCCGGCCCCGGACTGTTCCCCAACTATTGGCTGCTCCCCATTGAAAAATGATACATTCTCCCAGGTCTTCCGGTCTTTCTCGCTGCTGTTCCTCGACAGCCTCCCTCTTTCCTTGCCTTCCGTCATCGCATAAATCAACTTCTCCAGGTTCCCTCTTGAAAGCTGTGTCTCATCTACAAATACCGGCAGGCTCTTCATTAGGGCTGCCCTGCTTGTACAATAATTGATGGTGGAATCCACGGACAGGATAAGCTCGTCCGGAATACCCCAGATGGAGGCCGCCACCATAAAGGCCACCGTCTTTCCAGTCCCGGAGGCTCCCCAGAGATGAAGCACAAAGCAGAGACAGTTGATTTTCTTAATCAGGATGGAAGCCAGGCTTGCGTCCATCAGAAGCCGTACAAATAGGTTCTTCCTATATTCCATACATTCCTTCTGCCAGGTATCGAATGAGCCGCGGGGTCCTACGGCCTGCACGGTTTTTGCCTGTGCGTTGTCCCCATCAAACACGATGTCCTTGACGTAGGGAAAGAACTGTTTTCCAATCCATCCGAAATGGGACACGGCCTTTGTAACCGGCAGGCTGTCCTCATTTATCCTGTACATGTCAGATATGTAATTAACAAGATTCTTTGCTTTCTGGTCATTGACAACCACACCCAGATTGGCAAGAGTGACGATCTTAGTCTTGGAGCAGCACACCGCCGGCTCCACCTTGATATCTTTCCACATGAATTTCCCAT